CCCCGTGACGGCAGCAACGTTGATGACGAGCTGGCCGACGTTTGCGACAGGCTTTATCGTGCAGACGAGCAGGACTCCAGCGCCGTCGAAGCGTATGACAACGCCTTCGAGGAGGCGGCTGGCGGCGGCTTTGGCGCTTGGCGCATGCGCACCGTCTACGAGGACGACGAAGACCCCGACAACGAGCGCCAACGAATCAAGATCGAGCCGATCTATGACGCGGATTCGTCGGTCTTTTTCGACATCGACGCCAGGCGCCAGGACAAGGCAGACGCGACGCACGCGTTCATTTTGACGGCGATGGATCGGCAGTCGTACATCAACGAGTACGGCGATGACCCAGCATCGTGGCCAAAGGAGATCTACCAGTTCGAATTCGACTGGGACACGCCTGATGTGGTGTTCCTGGCCGAGTATTTCGATGTCGAGGAGGTCTCTGAGGAGGTGCGAACGTACAGGCATCTCGATGGCGAGGAGGAGAAGTTCACTGCGCGCGACTTCCGGGACGATGAAGACCTTGAGGATCGCCTCGCCGCGACTGGAAGCGTGGAGGTTCGCCGTCGGCGCGTGAAGGTGAGGCGCGTCCACAAGTACCTGATGAGCGGCGGCCGCATCCTGCGAGATGATGGGTTCATTGCCGGCAAGCACATTCCCATCGTTCCGGTCTACGGCAAGCGATGGTTCATCGACAACGTGGAGCGATGCTGCGGCATCGTGCGCATGGCCAAGGACGCGCAGCGTCTGAAAAACATGCAGTTGTCTAAGCTGGCCGAGATCAGTGCTTACTCGAGTATCGAGAAGCCGATCCTGACGCCTGAGCAGGTCGCCGGCCACCAAATGATGTGGGCCGACGACAACATCAAGCAGTATCCCTACCTGCTCATCAACCCGGTGACCGGGCCTGACGGATCGCAGCAGATCAGTGGACCGGTGGCCTACACGAAGTCCGCAGCCATCCCCCCGTCTCTGGCCGCGCTGCTTGAGGTGACAGAGCGCGACATGCAGGACATCCTCGGCTCGCCCCAGCAGGCCGACAAGATGGTGTCCAACATCTCGGGCAAGGCCGTCGAACTCATTCAGACACGCCTGGACACGCAGACGTTCCTGTACATGAGCAACTATGCCCGCGGCATGCAGCGGGGCGGTGAGATCTGGCTGTCAATGGCTGTCGATGTCTACGTCGAGCCTGGGCGGCGCATGAAGTCCGTCGGTTCGGGCGGCGAGGTGGAATCGGTTGAGCTGATGAAGCCACGCATCAACGCCCAGACCGGCGAGATGGAGCTCGTCAATGATCTGAGCCGCGCGAAGTTCGATGTGGCGGTGGATGTCGGTCCGTCCAGCACCAGCAAGCGCGCAGCAATGGTGCGAGCGCTGACCGGCATGATGGCCATCACACAAGACCCTGAGACTTCGCAGGTTTTGCAGGCTCTGGCCATGATGCAGATGGAGGGCGAAGGCCTGACTGAGGCGCGCGAGTTCTTCCGGCGCAAGCTGGTGCGCATGGGAGTCGTCAAGCCGACAGAAGCTGAGGCGCAAGAAATGGCAGCGCTGCTGCAGGGCCAAGGCGACGACCCGAATGCTGTGTTCCTGCAGGCCGCGGCCGAGGAGGCAACAGCCAAGGCAGCGCAGGCGCGAGCCAATACGGTCAAGACCGTGGCTGATGCCGAGTTGTCGCGCGCCCGCACTGTCGAGACGCTATCCAAGGTCGAATTGGACGATCAACGGGCGGCAATTGATACCGCCAAGGGCGTGCTGGAGGTGCTGCGTGGCTGATCCGATGCTCAATGAAATCCTGCGCCGTGCGGTGTTCGCGCAGGCTGTGCAGGGCCTGCCCACTGGGTTTGCGCCGCAGCCGATCACGTTTGCGCCTCTGATGCAGACCACAGTGGCGCAGCCCCAGCCTGGGGGCGGCGGCTTCGGCGCTCAGGATATGGTGATGGCCGATGGGCGCGACGGCGGGTCGCCTGGCGGCACGTTTGGGGCGGCTGGATATTCTGCGACTGGCAATCAGTTTGACAACTCTCAGATTGCCAATACGCCATTCGGGCCGATTACGCCGGCAGACATTGCAGGCTTTTTGGCGAATCTTGTTACTCCAGTTCCGGCTCAACTGCTTTCGTATGCGGCCACTGGTAGGACGGTTGGAGGAAATGTTAAAGCGTCCTTGACCCCAGTATCCGAAGCCTCCATTGCCATGAGTCCGGCCGCCTTCGACCTGGCGCAGCAGATCGGCATCACGCCCGCGGAGGCGCAAGGGATGATCAACGCAATGGGCGGGTCCAATGCCGTGGCGGGCCAGGATCTTGGCGCGGTGGCCGCGCAGTCGCTGGGGTTCGACACCGGCATGGGCACATCGTATGGCGCCGTTGGTGATGGCGGCATGTCCGGCGGCGGATCTGCAGACAGCGGCGCTGCGACAGGCGGCGGGGTGATGTAAAGGGGCGCAGCCGCGCCCACCGGCAACCACGCAGCCGTCAATGCGTGAGATGGAGAGTGAAGCACATGGCAGATACCGACACCGCAGAACTGGAGCAGCCCGAACTGGGGGCACCAGAACCCGAACAGGCGCCCGAAGCCGAGGCGCCTGCCGCAGAGGCAGAGCAGCCGCCGGAAGAGGAAATCGTCGTCCAGATTGGCGACGAGGAGCCCGAACAACAGGAGCGCGCGCCCGAGTGGGTGCGCGAACTGAGGAAATCGCATCGGGAGCTGCAGCGACAAAACCGCGAGCTGCAAGCCAAGCTGCAGACGGCTGCACCGGTCCAGCAGGTCACCCTCGGCCCGAAGCCGACGCTGGAGGCCGCTGACTACGACACAACGCGCTACGAGCAGCAACTCGAAGCCTGGTACGCGCGCAAGCGCGAGGTCGATGCGCAAGAGCGCCAAGCGCGCGAGGTTCAAGAGAATCACACCAGGGCCTGGCAGGAAAAGCTGGAAGGCTACGCCAAAGCCAAGACCGAGCTGAAGGTCAAAGACTACGACGACGCCGAGGCAATCGTCCAGCAGTCGCTGAACACCGTGCAGCAAGGCGTGATCTTGCAGGGCGCAGAAAACCCCGCGCTGGTGGTGTATGCGCTCGGCCGCAACCCGAAGAAGGCCAAGGAACTTGGCGCCATTCAAGACCCGGTGAAGTTCGCATTCGCTGTGGCCAAACTGGAGAAGGACATGAAGGTCACCAATCGCAAGCCGCCCGCTCCCGAATCGACCATCCGCAGCGGTGCGCCGGCATCTGCCAACGATTCCACGCTCGAGCGCCTGCGGGCTGAGGCCGAGCGCACGGGCAATTACTCGAAGGTGGTGCAATACAAGCAGCAGCTTCGGCGCAAACAATCCGCCTGACGGTATTGCACTGGCGGCGGAATGTGGTACATTTCCGCCAATCGCAGGATTCGCCCACCTTACGGGCAGTAGCGAACCACACAAGAGCGGCCGACCGGCTCCGACAGGTTGAGTAAGCAGGCGCGGCATCGGTCGCAATCGTTCACTCAATCTGTTTTCAAGGGCCAATCATGAGCAACGCTTTTTCCAAGGAAGAGCGCGTCGCGTTCGAGGACATCCTCGAAAGCTTCAACGACGCACTCGTGCTTTCCAAGAACGTCTCGCTGTACCGCACCAGCGGCACCGAGATGGAACGCACCAACAACATCATCTGGCGTCCGCAGCCGTACATCGCCCAGTCGTTCGACGGCATGGACCAGTCGCTGAACTTCACGGACTTCACGCAGTTGACCGTCCCGGCGACGCTCGGCTTCCAGAAGTCGGTGCCGTGGACCATGAACGCGCTGGAACTGCGCGATGCACTGCAGGAAGGCCGCCTCGGCGACGCCGCCAAGCAGAAGCTCGCCAGCGACATCAACCTCGCGATCATGAACGTGGCGGCCCTGCAAGGTTCGCTGGTCGTCACCGTTGGAGCCAGTGCCGGCGACTACGACGACGTTGCGCTGTGCGACACGATCATGAACGAGCAGGGCGTGCAGGCGTTCGACCGCTACCTGGCGCTGTCGAGCCGCGACTACAACGGCATGGCCGGCAACCTGGCGG